GAATATGTTCCTAGCCGTTTCATAGGGTATTAAATGAAGCTTCTAAAAGGACTACTTGAAGTCCATAATGTTTATGATCTTTTATGTGGGGTAGTGGCTTGTATTAAACGAAATTCAAATACAGTTTCTATCCCTTATTTTGTTGCAGGGATTAAATTTTATTTACCTGATGATGATAACCCTGAATTACGATGGAAGATTCAGTCTAGTAATCAACAGGAGTATATAGATAAATGGCAAGAGCTGAGGTTGCTGAGAGCTAAATGGCTACCTAAATCAACAGACCATACTAAGATGATACAATTAGAAAAAGATTTAATGGAGAGATTCAAGGATGAAAAGAGTAAAGCACCAGCAAAGAGGACTAGTAAAAACTAAACGGAAGTTAGATAAAGAACATCTTCAGGATCGTACTGCCCCTGATGGGGAGTTTAGAATTATTGGGGTTAGCCAACTAAATAATATGGTATGGGTTGAAGACACAGTAAATACGTTTGCTAAAGCGAAGAAGATTGTAGATAATTTTTATGAAGAAATAGATGTGGTATACTATGTACACAACGATTCTAATAGAATTATTTATGATTCTAAGAAGGAGTAGAGAATGGAAAATTATGATTACATTGAGTCAGGACTGATATTAGGTTTAACAGAGAAGAAGAATTTTAATCGGTTTAAGTATACTTCACAAGATTTTGCACAGCATGGGGATGCTTATAAGTTTGTAAATAAATACTTGGATAGCTACGGGGAACTGCCAAGTACTAGCACAATCTGTGAAAATTATCCTACACTAGATGATACTGCTAAGAACCTTACTTTTGACTATGCCCTAGATACCTTTAAAGACCAAGTACTCTTTAGACAGGTAGTAGGGTCTTTTCAAAAGAATAAGGCCATGCTTCTTGAAAAGCCTAAGGATGCATATGCACAGATTGTTACAGCTTTACAGGACATTGGTTTAGTCTATGATGAAGATGTTACTAACTATGATAGTGGTCACCTAGAAAGGTATAATGATTGGAAGAATAAGAATGAACTACGTAAAGAAGGGATGATGGGAATCACAACTTCTTTTGAGTCTATAAATAAGATGGGTGTAGGCTGGATGCCAGGAGAATTGATATCTCTCTTTGCTAGGCCAGCAATGGGAAAGACTTGGATGTGTGTCCATGCAGCCGCTGTAGCGATGATGGCAGGGTATAAAACTCTACTCATCTCCACAGAGATGCCTACTAACGCAATTAGCCTTAGGACAGATATTGTGTTAGCTAATATGATGGGGTATAATTTTTCTCATAAGGCTCTACGCAACGGTGACCCTATTGATGAAGAAGCATACAAAGAATTCTTGATTAAACTTAATGGTCGTAAGATGCTGATATGTGACCACATAGAAGGACAACAAGGTATGAGCTTAGATTCTATCTCAGGCTTAGTTAGAAAGCATCAACCAGATTTTGTAGTTCTAGATGGGGTATACTTAGTATCCAGTGGTGATGGTAAAAAGGCTATGTGGGAACAGTCGCACTCTCTGTTCTATGGTCTTAAGAATCTATGTATGAGCCACAACATTACTACATTTGTTTCTACTCAGGCTAATAGGGACGCAGCAGATTTATATGCTCCCCCTAGAGCAGAGCATGTAGCCTTTGGTGACGCTCTTCTTAGGGCTTCTGATGTGGCTCTGTCTATGTGTATGGTAGAAGATAATGACTTCAAACGTATTATCCAATATCAGAAATATAGAGATGGTGAACTGTCTATTGATAGCTCCATGCTAGAGTGGAATGTAGACAGTGGGTATATTAAAGAGGATTCTCATAATTCAGGGGAGTTTTAATGACCGATTGGACAACTGTATTTTTAGATGTGGGTATAACGCCAGATACTTACAAGGACGAGTTCTCCATAAAGTGTCCCTTTCATATAGATAAAGTAGACTCCTGCTCAATTAATGTTGAGAAGGGAGTTTGGATCTGTTTTGCAGGATGTGGCTCAGGTAGCTTAAAGACGTTCTTACAGAAGTATCTAAGCTACTCTAAAATACAGATTGACAATTTACTGCGGGAACAAGAAGCCACGTTTAATATAGACTTGTTTGATGAATATAGGATTGATGAGGATGGTGAGCTACCCACTGTAGATTTTCCTTTCGATAAGTCCTCCGTTCCTAAATGGATATTAGAACGTGGCTTTAATAAAGACACATTGGTTAAATGGGGATGTGCAATTAATACTTATAATGACTTAATAATCCCAGTAGATGATACTAACAAACGTATGATAGGCTGGGTCAGTAGACGGTTAAATGCTGTCCCTAAGTATATGTACTCTAAAGGGCTTAAGAAGTCCAAGATCTTATTCGGAGACTGTCACTTAGTCAAGAAACCTTTTGTATGTATTACCGAAGGGAGCTTAGATACTATGTGGTTAGACCAGCACGGTTTTGGTTCGATTGCTTTATTGGGTTCAAGCATGTCAAAAAAACAACGGGAAATGTTG